CTGGTCAGGTCGTGGATCTCGACCAGATCAATGGCGACTGGGGGCGCATAGCCACAGGGCGCATTGAGTGGATGTGTCTGCGTCAGGGCTCTGCGGTGTACTCCACTGTTGAGATGCTCGTGCCACAACCTGATCCTGAGCCTGTATCACTCGCTGAGTGGGCACAGGCTATGTACACATGGGCGTGCGGACTGGGCTACTCGGGGCCACCACCGGAGGCATGATGCCAATCAAAGTGCCGACTCTCTGTAAGTGGCCAGGCTGCCCGAACGTTACGCGGTCGGGATCATACTGCGCTACTCATGCCCGCGCTAACGAGCGCCAGCGTGGTAGTGCAGCTCAGCGTGGTTATGACAGCGGTTGGCGCCGAGTGAGAGCTCGTTATCTGGCTGCTCATCCGTGGTGTGCAGATCCGTTTGGTGTGCATGGTGGTGTGCCGGTTGCGGCGACTGATGTCGATCATATCCAGAGACGCCGGTCAGGTGGCTCGGATGATGACAGCAATTTACAGGCGTTATGTCACGCGTGTCACTCACGCAAAACTGTAGTAGAGGGGAGGGGCGGTCAAATCTCTGCTAACCCTCAAAAAGAGACCGTCCGCTACCTTTCGTCACACACCCGCGAAATTGGGGAGGGGGGGGTTGAGGGCTTGGAGGGTGGCTATGGCAGGTAGACCAGCCAAACCGGCCGCGCTGAAAAAACTCTCTGGCAATCCCGGTAAGCGGAAACTGGGCGCTGAGCCTAAATTCGCAGAGGGGGCGGGGATGCGGTGCCCGCGCCATTTGTCGGAGGTGGCCAAGCGGGAGTGGCGCCGGGTGAGCGCAGCGTTGCGTGAGACCGGGATGCTGACGGTGGCAGACCGCACGGCCCTGGCAGCCTACTGCCAGGCGTATGCCAACTGGGTGGAGGCTGAGCAGCACATGCAGCGCGAGGGGCGAGTGATGACGTTTGCGTCTGGGTACCAGCAGATCTCGCCGTGGGTGAGTGTTGCGAAAACGGCGCTGGCTGAGATGCGGCAGTACATGACCGAGTTTGGCATGACGCCGAGCAGCCGGGCCAGGGTGGCACAGAAACCTGCGGAGACTGAGGATCCGTTTGAGGCGTTTGTGCGGCGCAAACTGGACGAGGAGCCAGCCCGACCATGATGAACATCCCGGAGCAGTATATGGCGGATGTGCTCAGCGGGCGGCAGGTGGCCTGTAAGTGGGTGCGGCTGGCGATTGAGCGGCACCGGCGTGATCTGGCAACGGCGACCGAGTATTATTTTGACCCGGCCGCGGGGATGCACGTGATTGAGTTTTTCGCATTCCTGAAACACAGCAAGGGGGAGTGGGCCGGGCAGACGATCCAATTGGAGCCGTGGCAGCAGTGCTACCTGTACATCCTGTTTGGATGGCGGCGTGTGGCTGATGACCTGCGGAGGTTCCGCACTGGCTACCTGGAGGTGGCGCGCAAAAACGGCAAATCGACGCTGGGGGCCGGGATTGGGCTGTACCTGATGGTGGCGGATGGCGAGCCAGGCGCAGAGGTGTACAGCGCGGCAACGAAACGAGACCAGGCGCTGATTGTGCACAACGAGGCGACCCGGATGGTCAAGGGATCTCCGGGGCTGCGCAAGCGCGTCAAAGTTTTTCGTAACAACCTGCACATTGAGGGGACGGCCAGCAAATTTGAGCCGCTGGGCGCGGATGCGGATACCCTGGATGGGCTCAACATCCACGCGGCGATTGTGGACGAGATCCACGCGCACAAGAGCCGGGACGTGTGGGACCGGCTGGAAACGGCGACCGGCGCCAGGCGGCAGCCGTTGATGCTGGGCATTACGACGGCCGGATATGACCGGGAGAGCCTCTGCTGGGAGTTGCACGAGTACCTCCAGAAGATTTTGGAGCAGATTGTTGCTGATGATACGTTTTTTGGGATGATTTTCTCGATTGACGAGGGCGACGACTGGGCTGATCCGGACGTGTGGATTAAAGCCAACCCCAATCTGGGCGTGAGCAAAAAAGTGGATGACCTGGTGCGCAAGGCGAAGCGAGCGCAGGAGATCCCGAGCTCGCTGAACTCGTTTTTGCGGCTGGAGTTGGACATTTGGACGGAGAGCGAGAGCGTTTGGCTGTCGATGGAGCACTGGCAGGCGTGCGGCGGGGCGGTGGACGCGGATGGACTGCGCGGGCGAACGTGCTACATGGGGCTGGACCTGTCCAGCAATGTGGACATCAGCGCATACGCGCTGGTTTTCCCACCGCAGCAGGAGGATGATCCCTACCAGGTGCTGATGCGGTTTTTTATCCCCGAGGAGGGGATGAAAAACAGGAGCCATAACGACCGGGTGCCGTATGACGTTTGGGTGCGGCAGGGATACATCACGGCGACGGGCGGCAACGTGATTGATTACGAGTACATCCTGAGCCAGATTGACGAGGACGCCCAAAAATATGACATTGCGGGCGTGGCGTTTGACCGGTGGGGAGCGACACAGGTGAGTTTGCGCCTGGCAGATGCCGGGCTGGCGGTGGCGGCGTTTGGGCAGGGGTTTGCGAGCATGAGCGCGCCGACCAAAGCCCTCGAAAACCTGATTTTGGGGCATGAGCTGGCCCACGGCCATAACCCGGTGCTGACATGGATGGCGGCCAACGCGGTGACGGAGGAGGACGCGGCGGGCAATATCAAGGTGAGCAAACGACGCAGCCGGGAAAAAATTGACGGCATTGTGGCGCTGGTGATGGGGCTAGACCTGGCGCTGCGGAGCGGCGGGAGCAGCGTGTATGAGGAGCGCGGAATCATATGGATTTGAAACGACAACGCATGACGATGGCGGATGCTGCGGCGCTGGTGGGGCTGGCCCTGCTGGCGGTGGGGTGCTGGATGGCCTGGCGGCCGCTGGGGCTGATTGTGCCGGGCCTGCTGCTGATTGTGTACGGAGTAATCTCCGGGCTGAACGAACCGACGAGAGGTGAGCAGTGATCATCAGCCAGTTACAGAAACGATTTAGACCAGGGCAGGAGCCACCGGAGGGCTGGGGTGAGGTGGGCTGGCTGCGGTCGGATGCGGGCGAGCTGATCTCGCCAGAGGCGGCGATGAGCATCAGCGCGGTGTATGCGTGCGTGCGGATTTTGGCTGAGAGCGTGGCGAGCCTGCCGTTGATGCTGTACCGGCGACGGAGCGACGGCGGCAAAGAGCGCGTCACAGATCATCCGCTGTACGAGCTGCTGCATAATGCGCCCAATCGGGAGATGAGCTCGTTCACCTGGCGGGAGACGTGCCAGGGGCATGTGTCGCTGTGGGGCAACACCTACAGCCAGGTGGTGTATGACGGCGGCGGGCGGGTGCGGGAGATCTGGCCGCTGCGCCCGGACAGGATGACCGTGGGCCGCACCCCGGCGGGTGAGCTGGGCTATGAGTACCGGCGTGACACGGGCGAGGCGCGGGTTTTCAGGGCAGACGAGATTTTACACATCCCAGGGATGGGGTTTGATGGGCTGGTTGGGTACAGCCCGATTACACTGGCGCGCAATGCGCTGGGGCTGAGCCGGGCGACTGAGAAATTTGGATCCAAGTTATTTGCCAATGGGGCCAGGCCCAGCCTGGTGATCAAAACGCCGGGGACGGCGAAACTCTCGGACGCGGCCAAGAAAAGATTACAGGACAGCTGGAATGCGGAATTTGGCGGGGTGGAACGGGCCCACAGCACGGCTGTGCTGGAGGAGGGCATGGACATTGCCTCCATCGGGGTGCCGCCCGAAGATGCGCAGTTTTTGGAGACGCGGCGATTCCAGCTTTTGGAAATTGCGCGGATGTTCCGCGTGCCGCCACACATGCTGGCGGAGCTTGAGCGGGCTACGTTTAGCAACATCGAGCACCAGGCGATTGAGTTTGTGGTGCATACGCTGCGGCCGTGGCTGGTGCGCTGGGAGCAATCCATGCGGCGGCGGCTGCTGACCGAGGCTGAGCGGGCCCAGGGTTATTTTGTGGAGTTTGCGGTGGATGGGCTGCTGCGGGGTGATGCAAAATCCCGCAACGAGAGCTATCAGATCGGGCGCAACGGTGGCTGGCTGTCTGTTAACGACATCCGCAGTTTGGAGAACCTGAATCCGATTGACAACGGCGACATCTACCTGCAGCCGCTGAACATGGTCCCGGCCGGAGAGGCTGAGGAACCGGTTGAGAGCGGACAGCGATCGGTGCAGTGGCTGACGGCGACAGAGGGCGAGACGTTGGAGGCGCGGTATGGGGCGGTGCTGAACCGGAGCAACCGGCAGGATTTGAGCCAGGCGCGTGACCTGGTTGACGGGGTGCTGCAGCGGGCTGAACCGGCCGATGAGGATGAGCGATCCAGTGGAGTAAGAGCGCTGTTTGCCAAATTGTTTGAGGAGCATTATCAGCGTATTTTGCGCCGGGAGATGCAGGATGTGCCCAGGCTGATGGAAAAAGGCAAATCCGGGGAACTAAAACGGTTTTACGACGAGTACCGTGGCTGGATGGTTGACCAGGTGCGGCAAACCGCGCTGGCGATGGCCGGGGCACTGAGCCGGAATGGGCAGCTCTCTGGTGAGGCGATTGTACGGGTTGAGGGCGTGTGCGAAGAATCTGCGCGGAGCTACACGGCACAGATGCAATCCGTTTTGGCCTCAACTGACCAGGTTGAATTTCCGGCAGAGGCCATGCTGCGCCAGGCGCGGGCGATGGCTGAACAGATTGTGACACAGATTGTGGAGGTGATGGATGACGACAACTAACACGGAACGGCGGATTTTTGAGACGCACCTGGAGGTGCGGGCGGTGGAAAACAGCCAGGCGCCGATGATTACGGGCCATGCGGCGGTTTTCAACCAGTTCAGCGTGGATTTGGGCGGCTGGTACGAGCGGATGAAGCCCGGTGCGTTCGCGAACAGCATCGGGGTGGATGACATCCGGGCGCTGTGGAACCATGACACCAACTGGGTGCTGGGGCGCAACAAAGCGGGGACGCTGCGGCTGAGCGAGGATGCGCAGGGGCTGGCGATTGAGATCGACCCGCCAGAGGCGCAGTGGGCGCAGGATCTGATGGTATCGATCCGGCGCGGGGACGTGAGCCAGCAGAGCATCTCGTTTTGGACGCTGCGTGACCAGTGGAGCATCGAGGGGCAGATGGTTGTCCGAGATGTGTACGAGGTCAAGCTGTTTGACGTATCGCCTGTAACGGCGGCTGCTTATGAGCAGACCGATGTGGGCGTGCGCAACAGCGAACTGTATGAGTTATCTACCCGGATGAGCGCAGGGCGGGCGACCGCTGGCGAGCTGAGCCGGTTGGATGAGGTGATTGCCCAACTCAATGGGCGCCAAACCCAGGCGGGTGAGGCGGGCGCAGCGAGTGACCAGGCGGGCCTGGCCATGCGGCTGCGCATATTGGGCCTGATGTAACTGTCAAAAATCTTTTTGGAGGATACGATGAAAACAATTCGAGAACTGCGTAACCAGAAAGCCAGCCTGATCACTCAGGCCCGTGGCGTTCTGGAGGCTGCGGAACAGGCGGGCCGCGATGTGACCGCCGAGGAACGCAACCAGTTTGACGCCCTGATGAAGCAGGCTGAGACTGTTGATCAGGACATTACCCGGCGCGAGGCGCTGGAACGCGAGGAACAGCGGTTGTCCCAGGCGACTACCGAAGCGGAGCGCCCGGCCGTTGAGACCACCGAACAGCGCGGCCCACGCAACAGCCCGGAGTACCGGCGTGCGTTTGGTAACTACCTGCGCCAGGGGCTGCTCTCGCTGACTGGCGACGATCAGCGCGCCCTGCAGGCGGACAACCCGACCCTGGGCGGCTACCTGATGGCCCCGCAGACGTTCATCAACACCCTGATCAAGGCGGTGGACGATGAGACGTTCATCCGCCGCTTTGCAACGGTGCTGTCGGTGGGTGGGGCTGAGAGCCTGGGCGCTCCGAGCCTGGACGCCGACCCGGCTGATGCCGACTGGACGGGCGAAATCACCAGCGTGG